GCCTGACAACTGGAAGCTCAACGTAGGCACCGACCTGTGGTACGACGACGATTGGTTCCTCATAGAGAACCTCAGCTTCTACGAAGAGGTCTACGTCGACCTGAAGGGGAATGAGCGGCTCGACTTCAGCAAGGTTCCGAGCCGGGAAGTCTTCACGCAATACCTGGCCTACCTGCAGCAGCCGACGCTCTTTGCCAAGGACGCCTTCCGGTGGGAGAATCGGGAGCTCGATGCCTGGCTGGTGCTGAAGTTCGAATACACGCCCGTCGAAGAGAAGAGGCGGCGGTCGGAAATGACCATGCTTGAGCGCTTCCAGGAAGAGTGGGATGCGAGGCAGAAGAAGATCGACGAGGCGCTCAGGAAACTACGTGGAGAGGGAGTAAGCCCGTAGGACGGGTAAGATAAACTCCAAAACGGGAGGTCGAGATCATGTTGGACGGAACTGACGGAGCGAAGGACGGAGGCGGGACGGATTCCGGACGTGATACTTCGGAGAACTCCGGCGGAACTTCGGGCGCCGAGCAGCCAACTTCAACCATCGACAAGACCAAGAACTACAGCGGAGTAGATGTCGAGAAGCTCGTAGCGGACGCTCTTGCTGCCGATGGCAGGGAGCAGAAGACGCGGGCGGACACGGCAGAGAAAGAGGTCGGGCGGCTGACCACTTCACACGGCGAGCTGACAACCCGGTTCGACTCACTCTCGACTCAGATGGATGATATCCTGAGGGGCCGGGAGGATGCCGAGAGGGAAAGCGTCAAGGACAAGCCGGACGAACTCTCGGTAGTCAACGGCCGGCTGGCCAACGCCAAGGAAAAGAGGCGGCTGGATGGTGTCGTCGCAGACATCACGCGCCAGCAAACGGTCCTCACTGAGGGTCAGACGGCTCTCGTCGGGCAGCAGGCTTCAGCCAATATCAGACTCGCGGCGACGGCTGGCGGGGTCGACGAGAAAGACCTCGCCAAGTTCGTCCCCGACGGCGACCCGGCCCGGCTGACCGATGCTGTCGCCATCCTGAAGAGGAGCGCCACCCCGGTACTCGATGAGGACGGGAAGGTGAAAGTCGGCCCGGATGGCAAGGAAATCCCTGCCGCCCTCCGAACCAAACCTGCTTCGCCGCTTGGTACTGGCAGCGACTCCCGGAGCTTCTCACAGCAGATGCTCGACAAAGCCAAGGAAAGAAACAAGAGATAATGGAGGAATTGTGAGAAAGATCGCACACTTCTGGCATCTTCTCGTCGCTCTGGCGCTCTTCGCACTCCAAGTCCCCGCGATGATGGCAATGGGGGCACTGTCAGGTGGGTATTACAACAACCTGACGGAAGTGCTGAAGCTCACCAGCGAAACGCTGATCCCCGGCGTGGTCGACGAGAACTTCAAGAGGGGAAACCCGGTCGATCTCCTGCCCTTTGTTCAGGCCAATCATACCGGTGCGAAGATGCGGTGGGTGCGTGAACTCACCGACCTCGAAGACAGCGTGGCCAACATCGGCCAGGGCGGATCGACAGTCTTCAGCGAAGGCGCTACGCTTCAGAGCCAAGAGGCCATCCTGCGAATCTGCTACCTTATGACCAAGCTGGACAAGTACGACAACGCCATCTGGCAGACGGTCAACGACTACGAGCGGGAGACCCTCGAAGGCAATATGCGGAGCATCACCAAGAAGCTCGGCAAGAAGATCATCTACGACGACTTCACCTATGACGGCACCGGTCTGACAATGGATGGTCTGCACGCCTGGGCGGCTACCAACTTCGGCGAGGCCTGGGACATTGACGAAGGTGAGGGCGCACTAGCTCTTGAGAATATGCGCGTACTCTCCGACGAACTCATCCAGGGCTTCGACTACTGGCTGATGCCGTTCGCACTGGCCCGTCGCATTGACGCGGCCTACCGCGAGGTCGGTGTCACGGCACTGAAAGCGGACACCGCCGGCGCCCTCGGCCTTATCAGCTACGGACTCGACCAGGCCGGCGGACGCACACTGACGTTCGACAACAAGCCCATCATCCGTTCCGACTTCCTGGTGGCTGAGCAGGTCAACACCGGGCAGGGAACCACCAGCGGCGATGCCAGGGCCAAGTTCAGTTCGGGGACGAAGATGTACTCCATCTTTGCCATCAAGAACGGTATGACGACACTCGGGCAAATCGACCCCGGCATCAAGGTGGCCTTCGGCAAGACGGAGAGCGACGGAGAGTTCTTCAACCTCGAGCACTTCGACAAGCTCGAGGGCTACATCGGTACGGCCATGCGGCTCGCTGCCTACACCAACCTCATCGTCGGCAGCAAGTACGGCATCGGCCGCATCACGGACATAACGAACGCAGCCGTGACGGCGGCGTAGAGGAGGCAGTTTGATATGGTAGTCGAACAGGAAATAAGAATCCATGACGGCAGATATGTTGTTCTGCCTCCCTTCGTGGACGCCCAGGAGGGCCTCGCAAATACACAGACCCCGGATTTGTCTGTGGCTGACACGAGCCAGCAGTATCCCCTTGGCACTACTTACGTCGACGGCGACAGGGTGTTCAAGTACTGCGCCTTCAAGGGCACCATAAACCCCGACTTGGGTGCCAAGGATAGCCAACCGCAGTCAGTCGCCTTCACCACCATTGCTGCGGCTGCCCTCCAGTACGCCACGACCGTCGTCATTGACGTGGCGGGCACCGATGGCATCGCCGGTGACGGCGTGATTGCCGTCGACTATCTTGCCGGCGGATACCTTGTCGTCTTCGATGCAAGCTCCAAGATGTTCACGAGGATGATAAAGTCCAACACCGTCACGAGCGGCGCCGGCGAAATGACCCTCGAACTGACAGACCCCATCCCGGTTGCGCTGGTTACCGACACCGATCATGCCGAGTGCATGGCCAGCCCCTACAGTTACCTCACCACTTCAACAAGCGAGAAGTACGCAGTGGTGGGAATGGCGCAACTCGTCTACACGAGTGGGGAGTTCGGTTGGGTTCAGGTCGCGGGGCCGACCTGGATCGCACCGCAGGCCGCAGTTGGCAGCGGCAGCAATAACCGCATCTGCATCTTCCGACACGACGGGTCAATAGACGAACTTGACTACTCTGACGCCGCCAACAGCAAGGGTCAGATCGCCGGGTACGTCATGCAGAACGCCCAGGCCGGCGGACAGGGAGCCGCGTTCATCCAACTTCAGATCACGCGGTAGCATCAACCTCGGCCCATTCCTGCAAAGCGAAGAGGTGGTGGGCGGGATTCGTTCCGCCCACCACCCATCAAAAGGAGAACTGATATGGAAGTCTTGAGATGCTCCAACGAGGATTGCCCGGTGGCTTTCCGCGATGTGGAGAAGGGAACCAAGAAATGCTCCAAGTGCGGGGCAAAGATTGTCAAGGTCGAGAACGGCGAGGACGGGGGAGAATAGCCCTCCGTCCTCAGTACAGTGACAGGAGAGTGAAATGGAACAGCTAAAGTGGCCAGTAGACACTTGCGAGACCTGCGGCACGGATCTCACCGGTGTAATCCCGAAGCAACAGGAGAAGTCCAACGACGAGTCCGGGCGGCTCAAGTGGACGGACTTCTGCCCTGGCTGCGGGCACGGAATGTTCGTCGGTGACCGGGTACTGCCCAAGGCCAACGAAGAGGAGTTGGCGCGGAGGGCCGCAGCGCCGGTTCTCAGCAAGGACACAACTTTGCGCGATGCCGACCCCGAAGGTCAACTCGGCGGCGGCGTTGCCACGGCCGAGGCTTCAGGAGTCCCGCCCGACGAGAGGGCGGCGGCACTGGCAAAAGCCGACGGAGTGGCCGCTTCCGACGTCGTTGACCCGGAGAATCAGCTCGGGAACGAGGAAGCGGAACCGGAACTGACCGCTGACCCCGACGCGATGCCGGAGGGAATGTTCTGGTGTACGAAGTGCGCCGGGAGACATGAGAAGACCAGCGGCATCGGCACCAAGCATACGAAATACGCTGAATAGCGGGGGTGCGTCATGCCACTCGCAGTAGAGACAATCAAGCAAGGCGATTCAATCGAATCCGTCCGCAAGAAGGTTAGTCAGACCATCGACCAGCTCATCCACAACGAGGATAAGACGCCGGAGCAGGCGGCAGGGCAGGCCTACGGGATGGCGGCTGAGCGATGGGGCCGGGCGGTCCCGAGAGGAAACTAGACCGGAGGTAATTCACATGGAACCTAATTTCGGAGCATGGAAGACAGCCACGATTGATTTCGACCGGGATGAAGAGTTCACCGGCGACGATCCCGACCAGTTCTCAGATGTGGTCGACCTGGGCGGCGACTACGAGTTCATCACCGTGCATTTCGATGGCGTGATTGACAGCGGCACACTCAATCCCTGGGTTCAGAAGGGCGCCGAGATAAGCGAAGTACCGGTAATCAGGCATATACTCAACGCCAACGCGACCGGCTCTTTCGCCCATGCCACCACGGCTGCGGTCACGCAGGTATCGGTCACCTTCCAGATTGGGGGCTACCAGTACCTCAGGCTGCGGACAGGCGGCAACCAGACGGCCGACCGTACCTTCAGCGTCAGGGGCTTCAACCGATAACCGTCAAGGAGCGTCAAGATGGCCAGAAAGAAGTCAGACATTCGGGCTGCTGTCCGGGACAATCTGCGCGATGAGTTCGTGGAGGGCGTGGACGAGGAGTGGGAAGACGACGAGCTTGACCGGCTCATCGCCAATACGCTGCGAGAGATCGAACAGAAGATGCCCTACGAGGCCAAGGTCACGGCCTACGATGCTCTCAGCACGGTGGCGACCGAACTCTCAGCATCGGCGACGAACCTCGTGGTGGCTTCCGACGACGACTTCCCGACTACCTTCCCGTTCTACATCACGATCGATAGCGAGGTTCTTCAGGTGACGGCCCTGGCATCGTCCGAGAACTTCACGGTGAGCCGGGCATTGCTCGAGACGACGGCTGCTGTCCACACCGTCGGCAAGGGCGTCGGCCTCACAATCGTCACGACCAACGACTCGAAGGAAATCCCCGACCTCAACAACATCGCCGACCTGATCCGCGTCCGGAGAAACAGGCCGGTTGAGTACCCGGTGGGCTGGACTACCAAGAGGTATCGGAACGCCGACCGCTTCGCCGATATCCTGACACTGGACATCAATCGCCTTCCTTCCACCGGGGAGGCCGTGCATCTGTACTGTCTGAAGCAGCACACGCTCACGGAGGAGAGTTCGACGCTCCGGCCCGAGCACGAATACGTGCTGATTCAGGGTGTCCAGGCGAGAGCTGCAATCAACAGGGGCCGGGAGCTAATCAACGCCCTCGCCGTCGGCGGCGTCAACGTCGGGCCGCGCCTCAACTCATGGGGCGTGGAGCAGCTTCAGCTCTACAAGGAGCTCCTGAAGCACCACACCCTCGTCGACAACTACGAGAGTCTGCCCAAGGACTAGGGGAGCGATGGCTACTTCGTTTCTAATCGTAAAGAACAGA